GTGGTGCGAAGTTGAAAGAAAATTGAAACGATCTAAGTTTAGGTCCTGCGAATAGTAACTCTAAATTAGGATTTATCGCTTTACCAGTTGATCTGGTTACAAATTGATTTGGATCAACATTTATATTGATCTGTGACAGTGCTGCTTTTGCTGCTGCAGCAGAAATCAGTGTATTTGCGTCACCTCCTTCTCCAGATGCCAAGCTATTTACTAAGGTTTTAGCTCCTGTGCCAATTCCTTTTATAAGATCTGCAACATTACTATCTCCTGATAGAGTATTTCTTATACCACCAAATGTACCCATGAACGCTGCTGCTTCAAAAGCATTTGCTCTGCCTTCTCCCCAACTTACCCCATTAGAGGTTTCCAATTGATTTGGGATTGGCATCTTCACGGTGCCCATATAATTTCTACCACCTACTCCACCAAGACCACTACTTGTTCTTTGTAGTCCTTTTGTTAAAATACTTGAGGTTTTTTGTTGCCTTACCTTTGCATCATCAAATTTTTTATTAAAATATCCACCCAAATAACCTGATTGAGGTGCAGTATATTTGAACATATCAAACTTCATGTAATCCTGTGAAGGACCTGCACCAGATTTATATACAGCATTCGCAGGGTACTTTATCGATTTACCACCAAAAAAAGGTTTTCTAGGTTTTGTTGTGTTTTTGTCTTTTGCTTCATTATTGCCTTTATTATCATCCTCCTTAATTTCAGCATCACCTGGTTCAATTACAAATTCTACCGAAGGAACTGCTGTCTCAACCCCCAATGTATTGACATTATCACCCTCTACAATATTTTGTAAATTATTTGCTTCCAATGCAGCGTCATGAACATCAACACTATTTTTACTGAATAACACACCTCTTCTCATATTATTGAGATTATTTTTATATGCTTGACTTCTCTCTCCATTCTCATCCTGTGCGATTATGAGTCCTAGAGGACTATTAGGTGATACATCTTCAAAAATATACCCTGTGCCTCCATTTACGCCTTTTTTAATCCTGATTTTAAGCGGTTGTCCGTAATTAGGACTATTTAAGTCACCCTCTAATACTTCATATACATTTAAACCACCTGGATATAAGGAACCCACAGGACCCGTTGCATCCAATCTATATGAGAAGGAAGAAGAAGTATTTTTCCCATCATAGGGAATTCTAATACCGCTTCTTGGAAAATTTGGAGTGGATGTCGGAGTGGATGTCATTATCTTCTATAAAAACTTTTTAATTTGGGATCAATATCTACACTGATACCACCTAGATTACGAACAAAGTCCTCAAGTCTCATTTCTATTGCCTTTTCCATGTCAGATCCAACAAGAGATGTGAACGTTCCTCTAACGTATGACTTCAGGTATTTATTATACCCGTTGAGTTTAGAGAAATCTCCACCATCATCAATAAACCTAAGAACTGGTAATCTATTACTTGGTAAGGTGTAATGAAGATTGACACCGTAGAATGCCTGACTCTCAACACCCACTATGTAACATAAAGGATTTCTATCGTAGAAAGGAAGTGTGTCTTTATACTTTGCAGTATACTGAAACAACATAAGATTACCTGGTGCTGGTGCACCTACAGTTTTAGAACTGGGGAATACAGTTTCAAATTCCAAGTTCTTTCTCCGTTAGTATTTGAAATTGCCATCGTCTGTCCTTACAAAATTCCTCTGCTGCCACCCATTTTGCTTGGTTTTTTGCATAAGTGATGACCTCATTGACATACTTTTTAGTACGAGTCTTTTGTTTTTTTGGTTCTTTGACTTGATTTGCAGGTTTTATTTCAACAACCTTTTCAATAATTTTTCCTGACACATCTTTATACTTGATATAAAAGTCTGGAAAATATCGATGTAAACGATTATCTAAAGGTGATTTGTACGGTATAATTATTTCTTCACTAGACCACTTGACAATTCTCTTGTTACTGTCACAGTAACGCATGAATTTTAGTTCCCAAAGTGACCTATATACTATATTAGTGGGGTCACCCTTATATTTTTTGGGTTCAGATGGTCTGAACTTGCCTTTATATGGCATTTTTGCGATAAAAATACACTTTTATTTAGATGGCACAGATAGCAGACGTACTTAGAAGACAAAAACAACATCTCCCGACTGAGATGTTGTATAGGACTGACACAAAATTTGGTAATATTGTTCCAGCATATAATAATTCTTATGATGTTTTTATAAATTTTAGTTCAGCAGCAGGGTTACTTAATTTTATAAACCAACATGGTTTCTACGATCAGTCAAATGAGGCAGAACCTGGCGACTATCTTCGACTCTTTTGTTCAGAAGCTGTTTTACCTGGTTCTTCACTAAGAACAACAGAAGTACCAGGTCAAAGACAGGGTATCATGTCACAAATGGCATTGATGAGAAATATGACTGATCTGACTCTTACATTTTTCTCGCAAAAAGATTATTATACCAATGATGTCTTCAATGCATGGATGGAATATACACAACCCACTAGAAATGGCAATGGTGTATTTGGAGATAGCACAAGAGAGAGAAGAAATGCACAGAGTGCATATAGAAGAGCAAAATATCCAGTTTTTTACAAATGTGAGATAGAGATAACCGCTTTCAGTAATGATATATTCAACGAGGGTAGAAGATTAGAAGGACAGCAGAGATTTCCTATAATCAACACACCAAGTAGTATTACATACTATATTCAGAATGCTTTTCCTGTAAACATAGTTGCAGCACCATTAGCATATGGTAATGCACAACTTATTAAAACTACAATTGCCTTCAAATTTGATAATTTCTTTATTGATAGAACATCAAGAGTTGGTGGTATATTATCAATATCAGATAGACCTCCTATCAACAGAAGAGGTGCTAATATAAGTGTGCCAGAGGATCTCAAATCTACGACTCTTAAACCATTCAATCTGACAAGTGATGAAGCATCTACAAGTAACACGTCCGATTCGACAGAATCTGCTAGTGGATGGGATCATCCATATGTCAGACAACGTTTCGGATTACCTCCTAAATAAATCACTAAAGTAATTAATTATGCCATTACCAAAGGTCGTAGCACCTACTTTTGAACTGAAACTTATCTCATCATCTAAAGCAATAAAGTATAGACCATTCCTCGTAAAAGAGGAAAAGGCACTTCTAATTGCGATGGAGAATGGAAACGATAAAGATATTACTGCAACTATCAAAGAAGTAATGAAGGGTTGTATGATATCTCGTGTGAAGATTGATGATCTACCTACATTTGATCTAGAGTATTTGTTTTTGAACGTCAGAGGTAAATCTGTCGGAGAAACTGTTGATCTTATAGTAACATGTCAAGATGATAATAAGACACAGGTTCCTTTGACAATCTCACTAAGTGATATCAAACTTCATATTCCTGATGGACACACTGACATTATTGATTTGGGTGGTGGTATCAAATTGAAAATGAAATACCCATCAATGAAACAGTTTTTAGAAAATAATTTTCTAGTAACTGGTTCTGATACAAATCAAAAACTGATTGATAAAGCTTTTGAATCAGTAGCAGAGTGTATTGATCAAGTATTCACAGAAGAGGATGCATGGTCATCTACAGATTGTACAAAAAAAGAATTGATTGCATTTGTTGAATCACTAAATTCACAGCAATTTTCAAAAATTGAAGAGTTTTTTACAACAATGCCTAGATTACAATACAAATCAACTGTGGTGAATCCTAACACTGAAGTTGAGTCTGAAGTTCTAGTTGAGGGTTTATCAAATTTTTTCGCATAATGCTCTATCATACGAGTCTTGATAATTATTATGAAACAAATTTTTCATTGATGCAACATCATAGTTGGAATCTAAATGAAATTGAAGGTATGATACCATTTGAACGAGAAATTTATGTGACATATTTGAAAAATTATATTGAGAAGAAAAATTTAGAGGCAGCACAAGCACAAAATGCAAACTCCTGGTAGACAAGTTGAATCTACTTCTAGCATGTTAGGTGGTAGGAGAAGGGATGGTGCATCAAGAAATACAGTTGCCACTTCAAAGTTATTACAGCAGGTTGATAAACTAAGTCAAAATGTTAGCGTTTTGAGGGGGCAATTAGAAACAGATAGAAGAGATAGACTTACATTTGACAATAAAAAAGATCAACTTCTAAAGAAAGAAAGGAAATCTTTAGAAGATCTGAAAGCAGCAACGATAAATTTTAGAAAAATAATTGGAGTAGCAGCAGGGGCAAATGCACTAAGGCAGTTTTCACAAGGAGACATTGGTGGAGGATTACAAGATACTGCTGTTGCTATAACAGCGTTTCTACCTGAAATAATAGGAATTACTCAAAATGTTGTCGTAGGTGGTCTTGCTACAAGAGGTTTACTTGGTGGTGGTAGAGGTTTAGGTGCAGCAGGTGCAGCAAGAGGTATGGGAGGTAGAGCAGGTTTATTGGCATTACCTCTTTTAGCACTAGCACCATTATTAATGGGTGCAGGTAGGCAAAATAATCAATCTAATGCTCCAACTGCAGAATTTAGAAGAGAACAACAAACAAGGAGAATAAGAAAGGATACGATATCTGCTCCAGACACATTGAGATTTGATGCTCAATTAGATAAGTTCGATAGAATATTAAGTTCTTTAGGTAGAAAGGAGGATGTACAAATACCAGAGGAGGTCGATTTAAATTTTGGAGAAGATGAGGAACCTGAAAGAAATATGAATGATAAAATATCAAGTTTTATAGATTTATTGAACCCACTTCAAGGTACAAAAGATTTCTTTGGAAATTTGTTTGGTATAGGTCCTACTCGTGAAGAGGTAAGACAGAGGGGAGAATTAATTGGATTAGACAAACTGAATGATGCTTTCGCAAAGATGCTAATAAACATGGGTTTGATTGACCCTAAAAGTCCTAAATTAGAAGAATTAAGAAAGAAAGAAGAAGAGAAAGAAAGAAATAACACCAGAAATAGAACCGATTTAGGCAACAGCAATTTGGATAAAATCGATACGAGTGACTTTGAAGCTGGAGCTTTTAGTGATATAACTCAAGAAGATATCGATAGGGAAAATGCATTAGATAATGTACAGTCAGAAACACCTTTCATATCAGTGAGAGATCAGTTGAAAAAAATATCTGAATCTTTGGCAATAGGTGATGATAATAAGATAGATTTTAGTAGTATTATAAAAGATACAGATAAAGCAACTAAATTATCATCTACAGTGACTAATTTTCTTAATTTTATTGAGAATGATTTTATTCCTAACACTGATGAAAAGAAAATTGAGAAAAATGCAGAGAACCTCATGGGTAGTGTATTGAATAAGGTTCCAGAGATCAAGAAAGAATCGTTAGAAAATGCTCCACCTTTGATAAAAACTGTTTTTGGTGGTATGTTTGGTGAAGATGGTCAAACATCATTCTTTGATGAAGCAAAAACACAATTTCATGGTGAAACGGGAAATGCAGTATCTGATGTGCATGTTGATCCAAATTTCACAAAAAGTTTTGATAAGTTTATCAATGGTTTGATGATGGGTATTGTCAATGATTGAAATAACTAAGACATTTAATATAACAAAATCTTCTACAAGTCAGACACGTATTATGTCTAACAACTTGAGGAGAACATTTCTACGATCAAAAATATCAAGAGATAAACTTTTTAGACAAGAAGTAAAAGTACAAAAACTTAGGGAAGAGACATTCAACGCTCTAAAAAATGCACTAAGAGATGCTAGAAATAAGCAAGACAGAGGTGGTGGTTTATTAGGAGTTGCACTCGGTTTGGGAGGAGCAGGTGCTATAGGAAGAAGATTTAGAGGTGGTGGAGGAGGACTGCGTGGTGGTGGAAGCACTCCAAAATTACCAAGAGGTCCTTTAGCAAAAAGTTTGTCCAAGTTTGGAAGAATAGGACCTATGGCGATTGCCACCACAGGTTTGGATTTCTTTCTACGAAAACAGCAAGGACAAAGTAATGTGCAAGCAGGGGGAGGTGCACTTGCAGGTCTTGGTGGTTTTGCAGGTGGAGCAAAAATTGGTGCAACTCTCGGTTCTTTTGTAGCACCAGGTGTTGGTACTGCTGTTGGTGGATTATTAGGTGGAGCAATTGGTGGATTAGTCGGTGGTAATTTATTTGATAGATTGTATGGTCAGAATATCAATAGAGCAGGTGCTGATTTACGAAGAATAAGAGAAGAAGAGGTAACAAGGGCATCTGATACTCTCTTTGGTGAAAATTTAGATAAATTTGAGATTGTTTTAGATAAATTTGCAAAAACTGCTCCAGAATTTTCTACAGCAATAGCGGTAAGAAAAAGAGTAAGAAGAAATTTTGGAGCTAAGGTAAGTGGTACAAAATTCCCAATAGGAAAACTTATAGGATTAGCGTTTGATGTAATTTCCATTGCAGTTCCTAAAGCTCAAATAATAAAATTGAGTAGTAAATTAAAAGTTGCAAATAATGCTAATAAGGTACTAAAAACTAAAAATGCATCTCTTCTTGATGATCTACTAAAAAATGTAAAACAAAAAGAAACAATTATAATTCAAAAAAACAAACTAAAAGAAAGAATTGCTGCATTCATCAAAGCAAGAGACCTCAATAAAATTATAGGTGATGGATTCATAAAATTCAGTAAAGCAGCATCTAAGATCAAACCTGAAACATTGGTTGAAAGAATGACAAGGGCATTCAATAGAAACTTTCCTAAAGGATTTAAACCAGCTCTTAGTAAAAAGGGTTTAGCAGTAAGAGAAGCAGCTAGAATATTGAAGCAAGAACAGTTGAGTGCAAAACTTGCTAAAATGTTCAAGTTTATAAAAGTAAAAACAACAAAAATATCTGGCAGACTTAGTAAGAAAGCATCTAGTAAATATCTAAAAAATAAGAATGCTGAAGATTTGTTTAGAGATACACAAGAGATTGATGGTATTCTTCAGGTAATCTCAAGAGCACTACGACAGGGTACAGTTCCAGAAGGAATGAATATTGAGCAATTTAGAAAAACAGTAAAGGCGTTTCAAGATGTGATGGTAGACATGATGGATAGTAAAATCATGAGAATGTCTAAAACAGAACTTGATGACATATTCAGAGAGTTGAGAATGTTGAGTGAGAAAGGGGTTGTGCCAAAAAGTTTTTCATCAGGTCCAAGAATTGAAAAATACATAAAGGATATATTATCGGAAGTAGGACCACCACCAGGCGGAATGGTTGGTGGTAGATTTTCTGGTCCTGATACAGGTTATCCTGTAGTATTACATGGAACAGAGAGAGTAATTCCAGAGGAGAACCCACATACTAGATCAAGAGGTGCCACAGGAACAACAGAGAATACAATTGTTTTCTCAGGTTCCCCTAACACTGGTGGTGCGAGATCCAATCCACCACGAGGGGATAGCAGTGGTGGAGGTGTCAGTGTCATCACGAATGAAGTTGACCCATTTACATTAGCAAATAAATACAGTCACATGATTGCCAGTATAACAGTATGAGTAAAAAAGCAATCGGGACAAAGATAAAAAAATTTGATATATTTAACCCTGATGGGAGTGATCCCGTTGATTTTTCAACAAAAACCAGTGGATTCAAATATTTCGAGGACATTCTTGACCCAACTATTCACTGGGATTTTGGTATACAAGATGCGTTTGGTGAATTTAATAAAGTGCCTGTTAGAAGTGGAAATAAGGTAGAAATAGAGATAGAATCAAATAATGAGGAAACAATAAAATTTGATGATCTGAAGATCAGTAATATTATAGGGTATAACCCACAAGCGAAGAGAGAAGTGTATGGATTGATTATGGAGACACAGAGTGCCTTTGACAATCATACGACAAGAGTATTTGAAAAGTATAAAGGAAAAGTATCTGAAAGTGTAACAAAAATATTGAAGGACAAACTAAACATTGAAGATCCAGATGTAGATGAGACATCTAACAATTATGATTTTTGTGGAGGATATCGCAGACCATTGCTTGCATGTTCATGGTTGGCAAAAAAATCTATAGGATTATCCACAAAAGATGATACTAAAGGATCTGCTGGATTCTTATTTTTTCAGACACAAGATGGTTATCACTTCAAAAATATTGATAAATTATTTGAAGATGCAAAAAATGATAAGGACAGCGTAATCAAGTATCAATATAAAATTGATAAAAATGCACTAAAACCTGACGAGAATTATCTTACATTACTATCCCAACCAACAACAACGACAAGTCATAATTTGCTGGTGCAACTCACACAAGGTCATTATAAGACTGCTAACTGGTATTATGATATCATATCAAAATGTCCTAAATTTGTTGAATTTACTTATAAAGACAGTGTTGATGGAGATATGAAGACCTCTAATCCTCAGACACTCATACCAAAAGGCATAGATGAGAATTACTCTAGAATATTATTACAGACTGTAGATACTGGTTGTTTATCAGACAAGGGAGAGCAGAATACAACACCCTCAGAGCAATATTATTATCAGGCACAATCTTCGACAAGGTATAGTTCAATGATGTCTCAGAAACTTTTTACAACTGTACCATTAAATCTCGCTCTTAGAGCAGGGATGGTTATATTCCTTGATTTGCCTGAAATAAATAAAACCAGACTAGGCGGTCCTACTTCAGGATTCTATCTTATTTCCAAATTATGTCATGAATTTGGTGGTGATAGTGATAAAACTGGACTAGAATTAGTTAGAGATTCCTACAAGGAGCTAAAATGAAATCAATTGAAGACCACATCGCAAAGGACAAAGAGATCCTTGCCGATCCTAAAACATCAGAACCCATGCGTCATCACGTTGAGGATGAGTTGCATGACTTGGAAGAGTATGTTGAGCACCACAAGGATGATATTGAGGCAGGTGATCATCATGATCCCAATGTATTAGAAGTGTTCTGTGATGTTCATCCTGATGAACCAGAATGCTTGATATATGATGACTAATGCTTGAACAAAGACTTACAAAAATTGACTTTATAGGAAGGGATGGATTTCAGTGGTTTATCGCACAGGTGACCACTGATAAAAATTGGCGTGAGTATTCAATAGAAAATGGATATCGAGCAAAGATAAGAATTTTAGGATATCATCCAACCGATAAAACCATTCCAGACGAAGAATTACCATGGGCACACTTCCTAGTGCCACCAAGTCTCGGTGGAGGTAATAATTTTGGTGGATCCTCATTTGCTCTGCAGGGTGGTGAAACTGTCATAGGTTTCTTTCTTGATGGTGAAGATGCTCAACAACCTGTTGTATTTGGAGCATTTTCTGCGGGCACTCACATATGTCCTCCAATGCCATTCAAGGATGTAGAGGTAGAGAAATCATCAGGTTTCAAACCAATAGGAATAGATGGAGAAATTGAATATGGTAGACACATAAGACCAACTGGTGATAATAAACCAAACATAAGAGGTGGTTTGAATGATCATAATAAGAAAGTATTCTCAGATGTAGCAGAAAAATTAGAGGAATTAGCAGAAAATATAGACCCTGCAATATCAAAAGCACAGGCAAAGTTTGAAGAGGGATTCAAGAAACTTTCTGAAAACACACCACAAATGTTTTCTCAACTTGAAACTATGGTTGAGAATTTGAACAATGAAGAAATCATTATAAAGAAGGCACAGAAGATTGTAATACCTAAATCAGTGATGTCTGATGCTACTAAATCTATACAATCTTTCACAAAATACGCTCAAAGACTTGAACCTATTGGTGTAGGAAATGATGCAGGTGGATTTATTGATAAAGTATTCAACATAAAGATAACTAAAGAAAAATTTGAGACACAATTAGAAAAAGTATCAAAAGAAATGTCAGGTGCAATCTCAGTAAATATGAGAGTTGCTAAACAAGAATTATTCAAAGAAATCAATGTCGCTGTAGATTCAAAATTAAATTTTCTTGACCCAGAGTTTCTTTTGAAAAAACTCAAGGTCGAAGATAGTCTTGGGGATGTGCATTGTGCTTTAGAAAATGTATTAGGAGGTTTGACAAACACTATCAAAGACCTAATAAAAGAAACATTGGGTAAAGCAGTGAGTATACCCATTTGTGTAGCAGAGTCTTTACTTTCTGGTCTTATATCAGACCTCACTGAAAAAATCAATGGTGCGATTTCTGCACCTTTAGCAGACATAAGTGGTACAGTGGGAGCGACTATGCCAGATTTTAGTAGTATAGTGGATAAAGCTATGAATTTAGCAGCAGTGGGAGAAAAATTATTCACATGTGAAGATGATGTTCCCTTCAATCCTACTGATATAATAGCAAATGTGGGTCTTGAAGGTTTACAAATACCTGATGTAGGAAGAATGAAAAAACTTGCTTCTGCTATGAAAGGTAGTCCTCTCTCACTGGTTGAAAGTATATTTCCTGGTATTGGTGGACTCAATCCGTTTGGTGAATTGGGTGATATAGCAAAGGGTTTGGGTGTTACAGCACAACAGAAATCTCTTGCTCTTGATCTTGCAGGTGGTTTAGGTGGTTTAGGTGCTTTAGTTGGAGGATGTTCTGGAGCATCTGGTGCATTTGGTAAGAAATGTGGACCTCCTAGTGTCGAATTCTTTGGAGGTGAAGGTATAGGTGGATTTGGAAAAGCGGTAATTAATGAAATTGGGGAGATAATTGGAGTAAGTATGGATGATTTAGGAGAAGGGTTCACTGCTCCACCATTAGTCACGTTCAAAGATTCATGTGGTAATGGTGGTGGTGCATCAGGTAAAGCAATAATAAAAGATGGTAAGATAATTAAAGTTGTAATGGAAGAGACTGGTGGTGGATATCTAGGTGGGGCAGTGTCTAATCAAATTTCTTCAACAGAGGGGGAACAGGTCATTGCTGTGCTTGACGGGATTGACATCATCAATACTGGTGTAGGATATGAGGTGGGTGATACTATAACCACAGAGGATGGTCAGATACTTGAACCAGTAATACAAAATGGTCGTATCGTAGATGCTATCCCAGTTGATGTCATCGATGGTATTTCTTCTCTTCCTAAACTAACAATAAATACAACGAATGGTTTTGGTGCTATTATTAGACCCACATTAGACTTTATCAAGGTAAAGCAATATGAAAAACCTATATTACCATCAACTGAGGTAATACAAGTAATTGACTGTGTAACTTCTTACTAATGGCAAACGTAAATACCACATCACCACCACCATTAACTTTTGGTAATCCTAGAAATGGATTTTTGACTATTGGTGAAGAAGATGATAAGAAAGTTCTGAGAAAATCCGAAGTACAATTGGCAGCAGGTTCAGCATCTGAATTGCGTTTGTTCAAGGATGGTGGTTGGGAACTGAAATCAAGTGACAATGATAAGGGTTCTTATATTATACAGAAAGGTGATGGTGCTCTTAATATATTGTCAGAGGGAGACATCAATATTGAATGTAAGGGAACATTTGGTGTCAAAGCTAATGATATAATTCTGGAAACTACAAATTGTGATGATGGTGACATAGTTTGTAATGCCAAGCATAATTTCAAGGTAAACGCTTTGAATTATGCTATAATAAGTTCTACTGACGTAACTATAGATGCAAAGTGCAAACTTATTTCATTTTCAGAAAATATGAATTATATTATTGGTAGGTTCGTTAATTTTCATGAGTCAATGTCTCAAATTATTCCACCAACATATGCAAGGAATGTGAAAAAATTGACTGACACATTAGACACAAACAATAGTTATAGGCAATTTGATTTAAAAGATCAGAATAAAATAAAAAAATTAAAAGAAGAAAGATTAAACAAAAATCGAGAAACACTTCCTTCATAGGTTGATATATAAAACATGAATTATTAATTTTATGGCAGAATTACGTGACCTTGATTCAGGTAAAATTTATATTGGACCTGTAGAACCAAATAAAGAAGATCGATCTGATGAGACACTCAATGGAAACAAACCTTTTGATGGCACTCTTGCTGTTACAGGACCTGCATTTATAGGAAGTCATTCTAAAAAAGCAAGAGGTTTATTGAATGTTGGAACAGATTTGGGAGATTTTTCACCAAAAGTGGCAGGTCGTGCTGTGGATATTGAAGGAGACGTTGCTATTGAGGGAAATACCACTCAAAGAGGAAACACATTTACGGTGGGTAAAGTTACTGTCGATGGACCAATAAATGCTAGTAGCACTATAACTTCAAGTTCTGAAGTTACTGCTGCTGCACATAAATTGACTGCAAAGAAAGATTTTGATATCCCACACCCAAATATAGAGGGATATAGACTTAGACATACATGTGTTGAAGGACCTGAGGCAGCGATATATGTGAGAGGTAAGGTGTCAATTGATGGTATTATTGAACTTCCAGATTACTGGCAAAACTTTGTGGATAAGGAGAGTATTTCGGTTCATCTTACACCTTTCGGTGCTTATCAGGAATTATTCGTAGAGAAAATAGAATATGGTAAGAAAATATTTGTTAGAAACCAAGCAGGTGGTAAGATAGACGCATACTATCAAGTCTGGGCAGATCGTGCAGGTGAGAAATTGATTGTTGAGTATAAAGGCAAGAGTGCTGCAGATTATCCTGGTGATCAAAGTGATCATTCTGTAGCAGGGTATAATTATGATATACGGGATGATGACCGTTGGTTTACATCTGATGTCTAGAATGCTATACTAGAGAAACTTACATCATTATCATGGAACCATTCCCAAAATTTGAAGACGAGTATGTCGATAAATTAGAAATTTCTGTTACATCCA